GCCAGTACCCGTTCGGAGTGAGCTGTGTCGCGATGTATTCCTGATCCCCGCCGTGTCTGTGTTTCGCGAGATAGTGGTCCGTGTCCCGGCAGAACTCGTCATAGAGCAGTTCGTAGTTCTCTTTCTGCGTGTCCAGGAGCATCATGAGAGCCGACTGCAACCGCTCAGGCCTGTGGAAGTCATGCAGTGCAATGAAGCCATGTTCGGTCGTCCACATCTCATTGATCCCACTACCGACGATCGCTGTGTCAAGATCGAGGTACATGAACGGGAGATAGACCGAGTTGGCTGGGGAGAACATCTCGACCTTCCCCCACCAGCCTTTCCAGTCATGGAACAGAGGGGACCACAAAACACCCTGATGGTACGAAACGTCCTGTGTGGTGTTCGTCAGACACACGAGCGTATGCTCTGAAGAGACATGCGTGTCGAGCATGTCGCGGATCTTCAGAACATGGTCCCGAGTGTAAGGTCCTGGCGTATTCAAAACCGTGACGAATGTCATTTCTCTATCCATCATATTCCTCAGCTCTTTCGACCGCTTCCATCGGACTACATCTCGGCCAGCACTGTAACGCTGAATCGGGACTGGCGTTGATCACCGGGACATTCAAATCGGCCAGCGCAGGGGCCAGGTGGTTCTCAATATAACGGATGTACCGGGGGAACACATCAGGCCGTGGCTCCGCCAGGTTGTCTTCGTGCCAGTTCATCTCACCCTTCGGACCGTACTGCATGTCCATCCCGAGAACCATTATGCACGAGGCCCCGAATGTGTAGGCCAGGTTTATTGCTGCTGCGCCGCTACATCCATTCCACGCGAGCATCCCAGACTCCCGAGCAAATCCGAACGGCATTCTGTGCATGACTCTGACCGGCTCCGGGTATGCTCGTCCAGCCGCGTCACAAGTGACAATGATGCCACCATATTCCTGCAATCCGCCTTCGGTATAGTGGTGGCAAATCCAGCGGTAGTCACCAGCAAAACAGACCTCAGCGACCTCGACCCCATGCGTATAGGCGTCATTCACAGCGATGCACCGGAAGGGGCAGAGGAGCTGGAAGTCAAAATCGGACAGAGACGGTCCGCCACCTATGACGAAAACCGCCTTGCCTGTCCAGATTTCAGGAGGACGCCAGTACACTGCTATTCCTCCGCTGTCCCGCCGGTGACGCGAACGATTCTCGTGGCCTCTGCCTTGGTCAGCGGTGTCTCGTTGATGGCCTCGCCCGTCGTGATGTTGATCACGTTGTATTTCCCATCACCACAGGCCTTCATCTTCATGGTCGGCTTCGGGCGCCGGCGACGACGTTGTCCCGCCTCTGCCGCGGGGACGATCTTCTCGAATTTGTTCTTGAAGATCTCATGCAGGGGACGGTCACATTCGATGACATTGTCCCCGTCTGCCGAGTAGACCTTCCCGCCTTCTCGGTGGGAGCCTTTGAGCAATCTGAATTCCATCTTCTTTCTCCTGTCGCGTTTCGCTCTGGTTAAGCGGAGAACCTGCTGGGCTTCCCTTACGAGAAGTCCACGATCCCGGAACGGTCGTTCTGGTCCGCCCGGATCTGGGGCACCTGGATGGTCATAACTTTGAAATGGAACTTCATGCCGGCTTCCGTGCTCCACTGCACGGTCGAAACAGGCATGCCGTTCACGATCCGAACCACGTCGTTCGTCATCTGCACGAGCAGGACGTGACCGGCTGTCAGCTTGTCGGCAACCTTGACCTCGGTGATCCCGTCAACTTCGAGCAGCCGCTGGCGGATGGTCTTGTCGGACTCGGACTTGAAGTCGTCGTCGAGCTTGGTCTCATAGGCAGGCGGGACGAATACGACCCACGGGCCGTAATACCTGTCATCAAGACTGGCCTGCTTCATGTTCCGAATGTCGTCGAGGATCGTCTCACCCGTTGCCGAGGAGTGATCCCAACCATACGTCAGGGAACCCGTGGATCTGTACGGAAAGTCCGTCAGACCATAGATCGTCCCGCCACCATAGGTGAAGGAACTGGACCCCTGGAACAGGATGGTCTCCAGCTTCTCACCGACCTTGCGGCCGCTGAGTTCCGCCTGGGTCGTGTCGAGGGGCTGGCCGGTCGTCCGGGAAGCCGCGAGAACACGGGCGTTGATGCTGAACTCTTTGTGCACGATCGGCAGGGGCAGGTAATTGAGACTGAACTCAACTCGGTCGTCCCGGCCTTTCGTCAGGCCATCCATGTCCATGTCGGCGTCATTCATGTCGGACACGTCCTCGTACTCAAGGACGGTTTTTCCGAGACCATTGCCTATATTGAACGTGAGACCGCGGGCGATCAGCATGTTGATGCCGACCATGCGCTGCTGTGCCGCCGGGAGGGCGACCGCGTCGTACTGGACCCATTCGTCCTTGCGCAAGACGGCGTGGACGGTGGGGACGGCGACGAAGGTGGTTTTCCCATCTTCATCTCTGAGGGCTTTGGTCACGAACGCCCGGCCGGTCTTCGGATCGACATACGGCCGCATGGCATTCACATCCATGTTGTTCGCGAGCAGCCTTTCTGCTGTTGAGCCGTACGCCTGACCCCGAAATACGGCGTCGATGACGGCTTGTGCTCCATTGTCTTTCATCGCATATATTCCTTCCTGTGTTCTGAGTGTGTTTGTGTGGCCTAGATGATCCGCACGGTGATTCGGGCGACGGCGGACGTGGTCGTGACAGCTTCCACTGCCCGGCCCACGATGGCTTCCGGGTACTCGACAACGCCGGCGCTGTCATCGTCGTGCTGACGCAGAGTACCGTCCCCGGCCGACTCCAGAAGCTCGCCGATGACGATGTTCTGGCTGGTCGCGAGGATGGCATACACCTGACCGCCGCGAGGGACGATCTCGGCGAAGACGCGTTCGTCTGCTTCGTAGGCATGAGTGATCTCATTGCCCTGCAGCTCGTCCTCAGTGGCGAACATACGCATCGTGTTCTGTCCGGCTCCGCTGTGAACCTGGAACAGGCCCGCAGCTGTTTCCTCGATCAGGTGACCGGGAGTGATCGCAGCGGCAGCGAGTGCTTCCTCGCGAACCCCCTCACCTTTCAGGATGACTTTTCTCTCTGCCATGATCTGGTTTCCTTCCTATGTATTCTGAGTGATCTGTACGATCCTACGCGGTTTCCTCTTTCTTGACCACCACGCCGGGGGGCAGCAGGGGTTCGACCGTGCTGTCTTCCGAGTGGACGTCCGGGGTGCCGCCTGTGCGGCCGCCGTAGTCGGCTTCGCCCGTAGCAACAGCTCCGGCGACTGCCTGCAGCTGTTCCGTGGTCATCCCTTTCAGGACGTCCTCGGTCATCCCGACCGCTTTCGCGGAAAGAATCTGGCTCACGAGTCCGTCACGTTTGCCCTTCATCTCTTTGCTGACGAAGTCCAGGACCGCCTGAGCTTCCGGCGGGAACGTGGTGACCACGGGCTGGTCGACCTTGACCACCGGGACCGCGGGTTCGGGTTTCGGATCTTCTTGCTTCGGCTGGAACGTGCCCAACCGAGCCTCGTCCTGCTCCATCAACCAGTCACGATCGGTCTCTGCAAACGAGGTCGCCGTGTTGATGATGAGTCCGTCTACAATCGCTTTCTTTTCCACCTGTCGTTCTCCTTCCTTGACGACGATCTCGCCGTCTGTGCCATCTTCATTTATTGCGACATACACCTGCTTGGCACGCACTTCTGTCTTCGAGCCAGACAGAACCACGCTATTTTCCTCTCCGATCTCATATTCTCGGAGGTAGGTTTTGCTTATGTAGGGGACATCCATAATCCCCTGTAATCCATCATTTTCCTCTACACTATACACAAACCGACCGGGCCAGACGTCTTCCACATAAGCATAATTGTCAGACTCTTCGCGAATAGCCTGTCGGAGAACTTCCCGTGTTTCGTTGTGGCTGAGATGGGGGACAATGTCTTCCCACGGGTAACTCCGGGGGATTTGTTTCGGACCGAACAGGGCTTTCGAGAGAGCCGAAAAGATCTTTTTCACGTTTCCGTCTCCGTCCTTCTCGTTCACGCGGGGGGTACCAGCACCGTCACCCCACGAACAGGCTCCCTCTTCGTCCGGGAGCAAGGCCAGGTGGTCGCTGTACGTACTGACTGCGACTGAGTGGTACTTCTCACCGTGCCAGACACCCTTTTGCTTGACATGCTCCTCGAAGCTACCCGTCGAGACGTCCATCGTCTCTCCCTTGTTAATGATTTCCATGACCGCCTTGTCGACCAGATCTGCTTTCGTCGGATTGATCCAGGCCTCACCAACCAGACGACCGAGCGTTGCGGGACCTTCCCCATCACCGTTCACCTCGTCAACCTCGTATTCCTCATACTTCGCATTGAACACGAATCCGACGCTGTTCGCCTGCAGTACTTCGGGAGCATTGCACGAGACATGCTTCTCGGCCTCCTTGGGGTGGTATACGGGCAGGGGGCGTCCGTTCCAACTCGCCGGGAACCGCTTCAGCACGTCCTTCGTATAGAGGACATTATTGTGTACGCCCTCAGTCATCAGGATCGTGGGGGCGACGACATGCTCCACTTCCTCGAACATCTCCTTGCGACAGATATCGGCCATGTGCGCCTGGACAGCGACGGAAACGAGCGTCTTCTCCTCCCTGTCAACCTCGTCCTGAAGCTGGTGAACGCTCATGCCCATCTCAGTCAGCTCCAGTTCGGTCTCCGCGTTCGCCGAGAGGGTGTCTTCCGTCCCACTAACCATGCTGTTCGCAATGCGGATCGCCTTGACGGAGCAGGCGTCTTCCTCAGCACCGGGGACAGTCTTGGCCTGCTTCATAACGGTGTTCGCGACCTTGGCCCATTTGCGACGTGCGCTGTCACTGAGTCCGGGCTTGTACTGCTCTGCGTCTTTGGCTTTCCACGTCATAGTGTCATCTCCTATATCAACTCTGTCGGATAGCTGAACGCGCCGAAATCCTTCTCGCAATAGTCCATGAGGGCACGGCGTTCGGCGGGTCCGTACCATCGGGAGAGTTCGCGGGGGTGGTCGATTGTCTTCCACGGTTCTGCGGGCTCCGGCTTGGGTAGACCCACCTCTGGCTTGCCTTTCGGGAGAATCCGTTGGATCTCTGCATATCCAGTCTCGTAATAGACCGGGACCGTATCTCCCACAGCCTCACAACGGCGTAGGTAACGCCACAGAGGCTCATAAACATAGCCAGTCGGATGTTGTGGTTCTCCATCTCTGGCGAGCTGCTGGATGAGCCGAAGGTAGTTGATGAAACTGAGCCCATACATCCGGCACTTCTTTTCCCGTGTCGGGTCCGCGCAACTTCTCCACCACATCGACATCAGCCGTCTATACGGGTTGCGGACAGCGAGGATGATCTTCGTTTCTGCGATCACTTCTTTCTGACCGGGCTCGGTAGCTTCATGTGTCTTCCCGATGTCCACTCCTCCGAGCTTGTTTCGGAAGTAGGACTGGAATGATGCACTGCCCGTCTTCACCGGAGTGACGAGAATCATGTTATGTTCGGCGGAGTACATCATGCGGACATCTCCACAGGAATTATCTCTTCACCACGGTCATCTTCTGGATCTGGGCTAGTGTCTTCTTTCAATTCAAGGGGGAGAATTTCTCCCTCCTTTGTCATCAGACGTCCGCTGTCGAGAAACCGGCGGAACTCTTGTTCGGACACGTTCATCACTTCAGCCCTCCAATCATTTCCCACACACTCGAGTCGATGTAGGATTCTTTCGCCATCACTGGTGTGTTACTCAAGTGGGAAGATATGTTCTCCAGTACACTTTTGACCAGTTCTTTCTTTTCTTTCTTCGCGAGAATTTGCCCCTCGTAAGGGACCAACCGTTCATAGGCCATTCTTGTTGCATGATAAGTTCTGAAATCCTTTGCACTATACTTCGGTCCCGCTACTCGCTTGATATATGCATTCAGCTTGCCTGCTGATACATCCGGGAATAGTTTCCCATCCTGTGGAGTGTTGAGGATTCTTTTCTTCAGCCAGGGGACGACATCCATATCATCTACAACGTAATGTCCTGGCTTGCCTTCTTTCGCAATGAAATCAAAAACAACGGTATTACCTTGGATTTTCGCATGACGACCTTCCAGGGTAGTAATGCCATATGCCTTCTTTCGTGCGTGTGTGTCTGCCACGCTTCCCACCCGAATGACCGTATTATCTTCAATACGCAACACAAAGGCTTCTGGAACACCATCAGCTATGTCCTTTGCTATCTTTACTCGCATAGCAGGAACTTCTTTGCTGAGTAGACGCACACGGTCGAATTTCTCTCTGGCTTTCGCTTTGATGTGCTCGGCACTGTAACGTCTCTGAACCCGTCCGACTTTGTCAATCCCAGCAGCCTGCAACTTTGATGAGGGATCAAACGAGACTACTGCATTCGACCATGCTGGTGGGAGCTTCAAATCTTCGAGACGCTTCAATACTTTGGCATCAATCACAGTAGAGTTGCCACGAAACCAAACGGTTTTTCCCCCGCGAGTTCCCCGTACCCATGCCGTTTTTTCTCCCAATCCACCTATGGTCCTAAATTCTCCAGGGGAAGCAGGCTGTGTGATTTCTTCCACCTCAAGAACAGGCTCAGCGCCCAGCTCATTCGCATCCTTGACAGGCAACACCACTGGGATCGCGACGCATCGGCAGTTCGGATGAGCCGGGATTGCTGACTCGATGTCATCCAGTTCCCAGATCCCCGGTCCATGTCCTCTATCTTCATTCGCGAGTCTCTGACAGGTGTCACAGACAGCAGCATCACCAGCAGTCGACCACTCGGCGATGATCTGCACACCTTCGACACCAGCCCGCTTGTACTGTGTGACGAGTGCTTTATTGTGTGCCCGCATCATCTCAGTCCGGGCTATTGCATTCGCTCGGGCTTTGCTGATGCCGAGCTGTTTGCCGAGTTCCTTAGCTGCTGTATAGGGGGACAAGCCGAGCAACAGGGCGTCTTCCAACACTGTCGCTGCCTTCTCTCCCATCGACGAGGTGAAGTCGCGCAACCGGGCCATAAGCTGCTGGTCGACCTGGGCAGCTGCGAGTTTGTGATCGAGCCCTCCCAACTCCATGCCGAGGAACTGCTCGTTCACGTCGGTCGGTCCGGGGTCGAGCTTGCTGCGGGGGTCGGGCAAATTGATCTCGTCCTGGCTGGGTATGTGCCTCGCGTAGTAGTCCTCCCAGTACCCATGGACGGTGAGCTTCTGGTTGACCGTCACATCGGCCCCGATCTCACGGGCTTTGATTGCCTTCGCGAGTGGGGACTTACGAAGCTCCTGCAAGGCGCGGCGAGTACCACGGACATACGCCCTGGTGGTGTACTCGCTCATCCACGATTCTTGCTGGCCAGATCTGCCTACACTGACGAACAGTTCTTCCGCTTTCATATCGAAGTACTGTAAGAACATGTCTCTACGTTCGGGAGAGGAGAGGCCGTCGAGGAGAGAGCTGGGAATATCGCCAGCAACGGTAGCGGCGGGGGTGAGAGTTGCTGGCGAAAACTCCTCGACGGCCAAATCTAAGACATCCAAGTCGACGAGCTGGCGTTTGGACCAGATAGACAGGGCTCGCATCCGCTTGCTGACTTCCGAGAGGAACTTCTTCCGCATGGTGGTCATCCGGGACGGGTCGAACCTGTCCGCTCTGAGATGCGTTTGGAGACCACAAGCACAAGCATGTGCCGCGTGTTCTACTATCGCTCTCTGGATTATTGACCTAACTGCCATGTCGCTTATAGATCCTTGATTCTCGCTATCAGAACGCTTGTCTGCCTGTCGTTGTAAGGAAAGTAAGGGCTACATACACCCTGGCCCCTACTCAGCTTTAGAATCAGTTTCTGCTTTCTTCGGAGCAGGCGCGGTTTCCGCTGTGGCTTCCGCCTTCTTCGGAGCAGCAACCCGACGGGCGGGTGTTATTGTTCTCTTCGGAGCCGTTGTCGGCTTCGGCTTGATACGGATGAACGCCACGCTGGCCCCCATGGACGTCACGATGTTGACGCAGTTCTTGCCCTGCTCCCGTGCTTCAGTAACGTACTTGCTCTTCAGCTTCGGGAGCCCGAGGGGCAGTTCCATCTCTTCAGCCGGGCTTAGGTTCACTCGCAATAGGTCGTTCGTTTGCACTTCCATTATGCGCTCTCCTTCGGTTCTGTTTCTGTTTCTGTTGGCGGGACATTCTCGAAGTCAAGGAGAACGGTCAGGGCAGCTTCAATAACAGCCTCAGCCCCCATTGAGATCACGACTGTCCGACAAGTACTGGTGAGACATCTCATATACGGCTCCATGACCAACTTGCGAAACTTCTCGAAGTCCTCCGGCCCAATAGCAACCCCTACCCGAGAATAGGGGTAGCCTTTTGCGTAGTAAGTCACGATCGTCGCTACTCCAGGGGAGACCTGTAAGGTGGTATGGTGCCAGTTCTCCCCCTCCTCGGGCCACCCCTGAAATCCCAACGACTCAACAATACGACGCTTCAGCTCCTCGATGGCTGGATCTGCTTTACTGTAAGTCTTCATATCAGTCATTTAGTCCCAGCTCCTTCCGGTTCTTCGTCCTCGTCGGGCTCCTCACCCTCGTTCACCCTGCCGTGCTCACCCATCACCTCGTCTATCGTCGTCTTCGCCTTCTCCGGGTCCCAGCCCAGCACGTCGACGAGGAGGTGGTACGGTGTGAGTACAATGTCAGACCCGCTATTCACATACTGGCTGATTGCACGGGTCACTTTCACCGCGTTATCAGCTATCTCGGTGGGATCTTGCTCATCCATCTCGGGCCACTCAACAGTATACTCGCCTTTTGCCGGCGGGGGCAAGACACCATAGTCGATCATCCGGTCGACGAAGGGCCGCAAGATCACGGCCTCTGCAAGATCCTCACGTCGTTCCATCACGCGGTCGTTCCATGCTTTCTCGTCTTGCTTGCTCGACAACTCACCACGCTCGCTGCCCATCAGGATACGGGCTGGGATTCTGGTACTGGCCGAGATGAGCTTTAACAGCAGGTCAGCCGTGTCTTTCGGTGAAGAGATCTTGGCGTCCATCGCAGAGTGTGTCACGCCCTTGAGCAGGAGATCCCGGCGCATGTTGTGGACATACTCTTCGATCTGGTTCTTCATCGCGGTCGTCTGTGTGGGGGTGGGCTTTGCCTTCGGGTCAAGGCTCCACAGGTTACCAGGCCAACCAGCACGCCAGAACATCTCAGCAGAGCCACCAGCCACCTTCGCCATATCCATCAAATAGTTGAAGACGCTTTGCAGTCGGGGCACACCGTAGACGTCAGACTCTTCACATTCATCAGTGACGTGGAGTACACGAGTCCAGTGTACGAGCTTGTTCTTGCCTGCTGACCCTTGGGTGGTTGCTTTTCTCCCCTGGTCGTTGATCGGCTCGTCCCCGCCAATGGTGATCTCATAGGTCACCGGCAGTCCGAAGCGGGGTGACTTCGTATCTGTCTCCCGCTTCTTGACGGTGATCCGGTCCTGCTTGTAGGGCTGCAAGTAGAGCAGCTTCAGTCCATTCTTTCTCTGCACCCGTGCGCTCAACTCTTTCCCATCGCTGAATCCCATCAGCAAGCAAGCAAAGTTTCCGATGCCTGCCAGCCTGTCAACTCTCCGAAAGTAATGGAAGACACGCTGGTTCTTGACGAGCAGCTTCCAGGCCCCTTCGAACTTGGTCTCCACGTCGTCCTCATTCTCAAACACACGGATGTCACCACGCCAGGTGGCGTCGGGATATGCCTGTGAGACTGTGCGTCCGAGTCCGTCGCGGAAGTACTGGGCGAGGTGGTCTTCGAATGTGACGGTCGTGGAGTAACCAAGGGCTTCGTATAGTTCTCGATCATCCCCATACGACTTTCCCAACCGAGAACCGATCTGGGCGCGGGACATACCAACGGACGAGAGTGTGGAGAGCAGTTCCCTCATCGCCCCGTCAGGTATTTCCTGTTCGGCTTTGTTGTCTGGCACGGGCCATTCTCCGTGTTGGTGTGTCTTGTCTGTAATATACTACACATTGCCACAAATAAATAGGACGAACTATTCTACCATCTCGTAACCAAGCAAAGCGAAGTCATCCGGGCAGTACTCGTTGACCAGCTGCCGTTCGTAGTCGCTCATCAGTTCCAGTGCGGGGGTCCTGCACCGTTTTGTCGCCTGTCCGTGGACGTCAGAGAAGGTATCGACATAACGATTCTCCAAGCGCGGACCGATTACCGGGTGCTCGAAGATAGCTTGCGGCATCTCTTCTTGTTTCACATACGTCTTTATCCCTGCGTGCTTGACCCACCACGAAATCGTCTTGTAGATGTGTGGCATGTTTGTCTTCGCATACCCGCCCGGAGCGAGCGACCACTTCAGAACGTCTTCCATATGCTTCACGAACGTCCAGCCATCCGGGTTCCGTCGTTCGATGCAGCGCCAGTACCACCACGAGTATAGCCGTTCATACGGATTGCGGACAGAGCACCAGACCAGGAAGTCTTTCGCGTATGCCGGAATGTCAATGCTGTGGTGGTCCCCCTCTCTGTGTCCGCCCTCGTACCGGCAGAGATAGTCGGCCACTGTGGAACTGGCCGTCTTTGGGATCGCGATGTAGACGTGTTCTTGCTTGTCGCAGATTACCATGATAGCGTATCCTTGTCTTTGCTTACCACTTCCCAGTCGCATTCGTGGCCCCAGACCATTATCCCGTCGTCAAGGTGTATTCTGATAAGGCAGATCTCCTCACCTGTCTGCACAACCATTCGTTCCTGCCGGGCCACGCCCAGTCGTCCTAGAAACTCCATTTGTGGGGGTGCGTAGTGGACCCACCCATTCCGAAACGACGCGGGCTGTGG